AGTTTGGCGGCGGCGAAAGCTACGCTGACAAAGCTGAAGAATGAGCCTGTATGTGCCACGCTAAAAGCACAGGGGCAGAAAATAATGTGCGGCTTTAGCGGCATTAACATGACGGGTTATCCCGCATGGATACACCTAAACTTTCCAGACACCCGCACAAAAACGCTATTCATGCAAGAAACCATGAAGCGCGGGGTGCTTACTACAGGCGGGACGCTTAATATGAGCTACGCTCACACAGACGCAGACATTGACAGGATGCTTACAGTGTGCGGTGAGGCTTTTAATATGATACAAGGCGGGGTGATATTAGAATGTGAACTCCCGCAGGCAGGATTTAAGATACGCTAATACGCACTACCTGGGCGATGCACAGGCGGGGCAAAATATAATAGGAGGTTTATATGGATTTCAATACGGTAAGGGAATTTATTGAGGCCAACAAAGACAACGAGGATGTCAAGAATTATGTTGGGGGTTTGGTAACACCTGACAGAGTAAAGGGCTATCTCGACACAGAGGAAGGCAAAAAGATTTTACAGCCGCGCCTCGACCAGTATTTTGGTAAGGGTTTGGAATCTTGGAAAGCTAACAACCTTGAAAAGATTATTGATGAGGAAGTAGCCAAAAAGAATCCAGCCGAAACGGAGGAACAAAAACGCCTCCGAAAATTGGAGAAAGAGCTGGAAACTGAAAAAGGTGCAAGACAACGAGAAGCCCTAAAAAATAGGGCTTTATCTTTTGCCACACAAAAGGGACTGCCTATTGAGTTAGTTGAGTACCTTGTGGGGCATGACGAGGACAGCACACTTTCCAACCTGGCTATTTTAGAGCAGGTTTGGCAGACTTCACTCCAATCAGCAGTAGAAGGCAAGTTCCAAGAGGGCGGGCGTAAACCTGTGAAACCACAAGATCCACAGGTGCTTGATCCTAAAAAGATGTCTACAAAAGACATCAATGCCAAATGGGACAAGATGAAAGAAAAGCTCAAAGACGGGAAATTTAACAAGACTTAATACAAGGAGATGATCTAGATGAGTGTTAATAACTTCATTCCTGAAATATGGAGTGCAAGGATTTTTAAAGCCCTTGAAAATACTCATGTGTTGGCTAACAGATGCAACCGTGAGTATGAGGGCGAAATTTCCGATTACGGCGATACCGTAAAGATCACCGCGCTCGGTTCTATTAATGTGGGTACTTATACCCCTAACAGCACCACGCTGAACGTGCAGGAGCTTGACGATGCACAAATCAGCCTGACCATTGATCAGGCCAAATACTTTGCTTTCAAGATTGACGATGTGGACAGAAAGCAGACTAACCCTGACCTGATGGATGAGGCTATGAGAAAAGCTGGCTATGCGCTGGCTGAAAGCCTTGACGATGTTATCGCGGCCCTGTATGCATCCGCAGGCACAACCATCACCAACGGCGGCTCAACTGCTGTTACTTCTGCCAACGTGCTTGCTGTGATTGGTTATTGTGGGCAGAAACTTGACGAAGCCAATGTGCCGAGGGAAGGCCGCTGGATGTGCATTCCTCCGTGGTTCCACACCAAGCTTGTGCTGTCTAAAATCCTGCAAACTGACGGCAGTATTGACGCTACCGAGGCATACAATAAGGGTTATGTTGGTTCGGCTATGGGCTTTGACTTCTATCTGTCAAACAACATCACCACCACAGGCACCGCGCCTGATTATACCTCGCAGATTATGGCGGGGACCAACAGGGCGATCACCCTGGCAGAGCAGATCGTTAAAACCGAAGCCTACCGTCCAGAGGGTTCATTCACTGACGCTGTGAAGGGGCTCCATGTCTACGGTTACAAAGTGGTTGATCCAAATGCGCTGCTTTGCCTGACCGCAGTATATGCAACCGATAGCTAGAATAAAAGAAAGAGGTGATATAAAATGGCTGTTACTTTAATTCCAGTAAGCATGACTGAAAATTCATATACAGGCGTAAACACCACTATTATGAGTACTGAAGTTGCTAATAACCTGCGCGTTTTTGGTGCTACGGGTGAAGTTGGCTCCACAGGCATGGAGGTTTATAGCCTTTCCAGCACAGTAGATTGCAGCGGTGAAAAGATTGGCTTTTTCGTCAACTATGCCGCAACCGGCAGCGGCACGATCTCGTTTACCGTTTCGGCGGGTGGGTATTGGCAGTCGGGCGTTGGATCCCTGACCGTAACGCTGACCACGGCAAAAACTGCCGCGGTTATCGGCCCGTTTGAATCCGCGCGGTTCAAGTCCACTAGCGCAAATCAGCTAGTTATTACTCCCGCAGTTTCCAGCAGCGCTGCGTGTGGCGCGGGTACCGTTCAGCTTATTGCTTTTAAAATGCCGTAGCAAGTAAATATGAGGGGGCGTTATATGCGCCCCCTTAACTTTTATAAGGAGGGGTTCGGTGAGCAAGCCTAAAAAGCCTGTCAAAAAAGTTGCCATTGTTGGATTTTCTTCTTCCAGGGATGAGGCTCCTTTTGATGATCCTAGTTTTGAGATATGGGGATTAAATGACCTATTTAGTTATATCCCTCGTTATGATAAATGGTTTGAGCTGCATGACCGCAAGGCATACAAACTTGACGGCTCTGAAGTTGTCAGCGAAGGGCAGAACGCCAACCGTGGCGCGATAGGCGACTATATGACACGGCTGAAAGAAACCGTTAAATGTCCCATATATATGACAGAAACGCACAGCGATATTCCAAACTCTGTACGCTATCCCATTGAGGATATTACGCGGGAGTTCGGTAATTACTGGCAGAGTGACTACGCTATATATGGCACAAACAGCATATCCTTTATGATAGCCCTTGCCATCTATGAGAAGTATGACGAGATCCATGTATTTGGCGTGGACATGGCGGTGGACACAGAATACAACGAGCAGCGGCCATCATGTGAATTTTTCCTCGGTGTTGCCTATGGGCGCGGTATTAAGATATACCTGCCTGCTACCTCTGACCTGTTAAAGACGCGCTTCATCTATGGGTTTGAGGGTGTCAAAGCGGAGGCATGGGCATTAAAGTGTAACGATACTGTAAACCGTATGTCACAAAGGAAGAATGACGCTGAAAATATAGGCAGGGAACAAGAGGCAACTGCAAACAAATACATTGGGGCTATACAGGCAAGCCACGAACACCTAGAAGCCTTCAAAAAGGCAGTAGCAGAGGAATGCAATCCGACCACCGTCAAAGCGTGGATGGAGGGCGTAAGTAAGTCAATCGTTTCTATGAATGAGCGATTAGAGAAATGCAATGCTATAGTCATGCAGAACAGGGACACCTCCAACCAATACAAGGGCGCAGTACAGGCAGTAAGGGAGATGAGCCGCACTTGGTTTTACAACTAAAGGCGTTAACTCAATCCGACTGTGAGCAGGTACGCCTTTGGCGTAACTCCTGCCTTGAAACGCTACGCACTCCCTACCTGCTGACAGATCAGATGCAATCCTTTTTCTATCAGAATGTAGTCTGTAACCGTAATGCAAACAGCCGTTGGTGGGGCATTGATGCTGACGGTGTGCTTATCGGCATGACAGGCTTGACAGATATAACCTGGGAGAACGGCACGGCTGAAGTAAGCCTGATCCTTAATCCTAAAGAAACAGGCAAGGGATATGGTGAGGCGGCGTTAAACCTGCTTTTAGAGCAAGCCTTCGCCTTTATGAATTTACGCAATATATACGGTGAGTGCTACGAATGTAATACGGCAATAGGTTTTTGGCGGCGTATGCAGCCCACCTATACCACCACACTACCACAACGCAAATACTGGCGCGGGAAATACTATGATAGTTTATATTTTAATTTTTCTAGGGGGTGAGTATTTGACCTATCCAATAACTAAACATTTCACAGAAAACTATGGGGTAATAACTACGACCATCACAACGGCGGCGACAGGGTTAAGTGCCGCGATTGATTTAGGTAAATATAATCATTTTGCAATAGAGCTGACATCTACATGGACAACCGCCAATGTTGGCATTTGGGCGGCACAGGAATCCACGGGAACATATAAGCGGGGGTACACATCCACAGGCGGGCTTGTGCAGCTTACTCTAGCGGCAGACGCTAACAGGGTAGTGCCTATCCCTGACGCAATGTTAAGCGGGATGAAGTATATCAAACTTGGTTCAGAGGATTCCACAGGCGGGGCAGTAGCACAGGAAACAGCCCGCACGATTTATATTTACGGCAAGATGTAGGGGGTGGTGGTAAATGGCACGGACAGAATTTACAGTTTATCCGATAGTATCAACAGGCGTAACCGCCACCTATTCTTCAGGATCAACAGACGGCAACAAGTTTGATAACACTGGCGTTGAATTTCTCCATGTTATTAATGCCGCGACAAGCGACAGCCGCACGGTTGAGATTGTGCCAACTTTCTCGCTAGACGGCAATGATTTAGAACACAAGCAGGTAACACTCACGGCGGCAACATCATCCACAATACCTACAGAAATGTTTATGGGTACATGGAAGCCGTCAGTCTATAACCAAACAAGCGGCACAGATGTGAACATGGTATATGTCAACTATATCACTTCAAGCGGTTCAACCTCTTATGAGGCTGACTTAACAGGCTTAACAATAGCTGTGTTGGGGCGGTGATAACATGACGGCAACAGAAGTTAAAGCCATCCTTAACGAAACCTCTACCACCTATGATACTTACTTTGCTACTATTGTCCCTTTGCTGCAAGAATATGTTTGCGACTACTGCAATAATGATGAGCTGGGCGCAGGGATGAAAGTAGCTGTGGCACAATTAGCGCGGCTTGACATCTCATCTGGATCCGCGGCAGGGATACAGTCTGAAAAGCTGGGTGATTACAGTATCACTTATGGCGCGGTGAGCGGCACTTCCGCTGATTGGCCTGCCGAGATTAAAAGCCTGCTGCGCCCCTATAAGCGGGTGATGTTTGTATGAGCGGCATAGGCGGCATTGACGCGCTGTATGAAAGCGGTATTAAGGTGCAGAGGTACACAGAGGATCAAAGCACGGCATCCGGTGAGATAGTAAAAGCCTGGACTGACCACCTTTCTATCAGCGGCAGGATTATCCCCATTAAAGGAAGTGAGCGGCTTTCTGATTCAGCCAACACCCTATTTGCAGACTTTCGCCTTTATTGCCCATCCACAGACATACTTGAAACCGACCGCATTATAAAAAGCTCTATCACTTATCAGGTGGTTAATGTGGAAACACGGCAGAAACCCAACTCCACGCTAGGACATATCGAGGCAGATTTGAGGCTGATACGATGATGCGTATAGAGTGGAAGGGTGAACAGGCAAAGAAGAAAATGCGGGTTGGTGTGCTGGCAGGGTTAGAGGCGGTGGGGATACTCGTTGAGGGTGATTCTATTGAGCGGTGTCCTGTTGATACGGGCAACCTAAAGAACAGTTTAACACACCAGGTAAAGCCCGTAGAATCAGCCGTTAGAATAGGCACTAACTCCACTTATGCCGAGTTTCCAGAGTTCGGCACACGCAGGCAGAAGGCACAGCCTTATTTGCGCCCTGCATTAGATGAGAATACAAACAATATTATTCAGCTATTTAAAGAGGTAGTTGGGAGGGGGATGCGATGAGGATAGAGCAGGCATTATTCACATACCTATCGACAGCCGTGCCACTTGTGACAAGCCGCATTTACCCCGTTGAGGCCCCACAGGGCGCGTCAACTCCCTATATCGTATATAGCAAAGTAAGCAATCAAAGAAGCTACTCACACAGCGGGGCGGGCAAAATGTGCAAGCCTCGTTTTCAATTCTCCATATACAGCACAGCATACTTTGACGGCAAGGCGATAGCGGAACAACTACAGACGGCATTAGAGGCATACACGGGAACAATGGGCGGTACAACAGGCACAAGGGTGCAGGGTACTTTCTATGTGAATGAGTTGGATATGAAAGACAACGCAGTGGAAGGCTTTAACACTGATGACCTACATTGTGTCGTCTGTGATTATTTTATACAACATTATGAATAAGGAGTGATTTCAAATGACAGTACCATCTTTTGCTTATGGCGCGACAATCGGTATTTCAGCAAGCACAACCTCAACATCTTATATTCCCATCGGGCAGGCTACCAATATCAGCGGCCCCAACCTGACGGCAGACACAATTGATGTAACCTACCACAGCACAGATCTGCCTTATCGCAGATTTATCCGCGGGCTGATTAACGGCGGGGATATTTCCTTTGAGGGTAATTTAACTTTCGTTGATATTAATTCCAGCTCATCGGGCATCGTGAGCCGCCTGCAAAGCACCAATGTGCAGAACTTCCAAATTACCCTGCCTACCACCGTAACGATATATGTCACGGGTTCAGGCATAGTAAACAGCTTCGGCATGACCGCACCCGTTGACGGTGCATTAACTTACACCGCAGGGATGCAGGTAACAGGCCCGATCACTATAGCAGAGGCCACATAGAAAAATTAAAATATAAACTATCATAGTATTTCCCGCGCCAGTATTTGCGTTGTGGTAGTGTGGTGGTATAGGTGGGCTGCATACGCCGCCAAAGACCTATTGCCGTATTACATTCGTAGCACTCACCT